CTCAATTTCAACGCCCGTCATATCTCCTATATCTTTAGCATCAGTATTTTTGTAGTTCCACCAGTACAACCCTTTGCGAGGTGTACCAAGTGCGTGGTAAAGCTTCTTACTAGATTCTACACCAGCTTTATCGTTATCCATTGCTACTATAACTTTATCAGCTAAATGCAGTATAAGGTCTATTTGCTCTTGAGATACATACGCACCAAAAGTTCCAAGTGCTTGGGCTTTATCCGTTACCTTGGCAAACCTAATAACATCTAATGGTGACTCTACAATAACTGCTGTTGAGCTGCGGAAACGTTCAACTCCAAATAGGGTCTTAGATTTCTTTACCCCAGTTGGAAAATTTAATACACTACCTAATCTTTTTTCTTGCCAACCATCCAACCGTCCAGTAGCAGACATGATTGGGATGGCCCAGGATTTATTCTTGGGGTTCCAACGTACACCATATCGGTGTGTTATCTCAGGGTCTAAGTTGCGAGAACTGCATAACCGTTCTGGAACTCGGTCAAATCCAAAGAAGGCATCGCGATCTACAAACACATCTTCTTGTTGGGCTTTGCCCTCTATCAAAGTTTTGTAGCTTGCGTCTACAATCATCTTCTGTATTTCAATCCCAGAGTCACCCCCTGAGAGCTCATACAATAAAGATGAGAGCGACCCACGTGCTCCACATGAGAAGCAGATCCATAACCCAGTTGTGGCATTCATGCTCCAAGACGGAGAATTGTCTGGTTTGCCAACTGTTCTGATGTGAACTGGGCATTTACCAGTTATTTCTTTGTCTCCAACTCTTTTAACCTCCACCCCTAGTGATTCTAGGACTTGGGCCAAGTTAGTCGAATGAGGGGTTGATGTGGTCGTCATAATCTGATACCTCCTCAAATTCCATAGTAGTCCAGTCCCACTTAACGTGTACTTCACCAGTAGGGGCTGTTCGGGCTAATACAACTCTAATGATTGCTTGGTCTTCCATATCTGGGTTTCGCTCAACACCAAGAATCAAGTCAGCGTCTTGCGCAAAAGATGAGGTGTAGCCAATTGCATCTGCCGTAACCGCACGAGTCTTTTTGTTGCCTAGCTTCCAAGAAAGAACCTGAGTAGTTGCAACTACAGGAATGTCAAAACGCTGTGCAAGTCTTTTCAGAGATCTTGTGATGTTGGTTAGGGCTTGGGGGCTTCCCTTTGCTTCACCCTCCTCATCATCCATCAAGTACACACCATCAACAAACAACACGTCAGGTTGGTACTCCTGTACTTTTCCAGCAAGAGCTGTAACTGTTGTAAGTGATGAGGTATCTTCACTGAAAACAAATGGATGCATGTTTTTGCGGATGCTCAGGGCTTTGCGGATCTTTATCATGTCATCGTTGTTTAAGTCACCTGACAAGATGCGGGTATACGGTACTTTGGAAATCAATGAGTCATACCGTGCTTCTTGTTCTTCAATGCTCATTTCAAAAGAAACAAAGAGTGGGCGCTTGCCGTGGATGTGTGCAGAGTTGGCAAGGATCAAAGCAAACAAAGACTTACCACGCTTTGGTTCACCAGCAAACACAATGAATTGCTGTGGACGTAATCCGTGTGTGATTTTGTCAAGACCATGAAAACCAGTTGGGATACCACGAAGAGCGTTTGGGGTATTGCGCATTACCTCATAGCGGGCCATTCTGTTTTCCCAGTTTTGGATAATGTCAATGTCTCTAAGGCGGGCAGCATCAACCGATGCTTTTTGTAAACCTACCGATAGAGCGGCCATTGCCTCTTCAAGGTTGTTTGCGTCAATCGCAGGAATTGCATGAGACAAAGAATCCATGATGGTTCTTCTTCTAAACCCTGCTACCACTTCTTCAATCAACCTAGAGAAAGTTTCTCCAGAGGCATCTTCTAATGTGACATCTCCAAATTCTTGGTTGAACACACGTTCGGTAGGAACTGCACCATGAACGCGGTTGAACTCCAATAACCATGACCATATCTCAGGCCATGAACCAGTAAAGTGGTCAACTTTCAAACCGGCTTTGATTGGGGTATTCAAGTCTTTTTCTTGAATGATTTTTGAAACTAGGTATAGCTCGCTGGAAGCCATCATATTCTCCATGCAGTGTTTGGTTTAACAACGTGGGCTCTAAACCCTATCGTAAACGCTTCTTCGTCAGTTGATACATACACCGTTCGTATGCCTCTGTTGTATCGTAAATCTATTTCGTAATCTTTTGGTGAGTCGTACCACAACACTGTGGTACGGACTCCTTTACGTAGTAACCATTCGTAAATTGGATCAACTGCATCGGGGTGCAGGAAGGTAATTACATCAGTACCAATTCCCAACCGATTAACGCAGTCAGCTAGGGAGCGTACAGCAAGATCATTTGGTTTCCACATTGGAACTGCAGTTTCCCAATTATTTGCTCGTTCATAAAATTTGTACTTGGTCTTAGCTGTAATTCCTTCGGGAGGTGTTGCTAGGACCCCTTCCCATATGCAGGATTGTCCAAGAATGGAATACTCTGCTATGTCACCGCGTTCCATTAGGAAACCCTTATTTCAGTCATCTCTGTTGTGGATACCTTTACCCGATCACCATACCGACGATTAAAGTCCATAGTTCCTAGGGTTGTAGTAATAATCATTGAGCGGGTGTCTTCATAACGTCTGCGGATAAGGCTGCCAACTTCATGGGTTGAGAAATCCGTTTCACGCTCTTGCCCCACCCCATCAAGTAACACAACATCAAATACTCCTTGGATGTACTTAAGGAGGTAGGGCATTGAATACATCTCTGGAAGAAGCCCACCGTCTTGTTCAAATGTATCTTTGAGCATATCTATGTAGCGGTCACTGCTTACAAACCGACCAGATGCACCGTTACGCAAAACAAGTTCTTGAAGAACCGCTTGACCAACAATACTTTTTCCTGATCCAGTCTTGCCGTACAAAAACAAACTGTCACCTTGCTGGTAGTTGTTAACCCAGTTGGTAACTTCTTCAATACAGCGGTCACTTACCGTAAGTGACTCTAACGACCATTCTGCCCAGCGTGTGGGAATTCGTGTATGGAATAAGCGCTCTTCAACAGAGCGGTTTCTCCACCACTTCTCTGATTTCCAATCAGTCGGAACCTGGAATGTCTGTGTCATGATTCTCCGTGTAGTAGCCATTTTCAATTATGCTCCAAAAGTCTGAGTCAATGGTTGAAGCTTCTGAGGTGCGCAACTCTAGCCACTCTTCAAACTCTTCGTGTGTTTCAAATGCGGTTGTGACCCAATTCACAAAACGTATTAGTTCTTCAAAACTTGTAAATGCAAACACTCCATCAATTTCCATGGGTCACTCTCCGATAGTTGTAAATCGCTGAAACAATCGTATCAGCGGCGGGTCGGAGGGTGGTGCGAGTTTTTGCAAGCAGTTCTTTTGGAAGTGTGATACCAACAAGATCTTCCTGTAATTCTTTAAGGTCTGCCTCTTCTTCTCCAATATGCCACTTGACCAGGGAGTTTAAAGAACTAATTTGGTTTCTAAACATCGATGATGAAAAGTCATCAGCTAGCTCGATAACTTGTGCTACTAGCTCTGGGTATCTATAGCAAACATCCATTCCTGAGATAATGATAACCTTACGTAAGGCTTCATCAGAAGCTTTATCCCAAGGTAAGTCCAGCCCCTCACGATTAAAATCATTGAGCATCAAACTTAGAATTGGGCTGGTGTTATCTAACACTGTGTCAAGTGTTTCCATTAATGATGCTTGAACACCTTTGCTAGAAAACATGAGCACTGGGGATTCTGCTCCACGCATACGGTCGGTGCTAAAGAACTTGTCAATCATCTGACGAACGGTTGTTCGTGAAACACCAGCGTCTAGTAGAAGCTTGATTGTTCTGCGGAGAATGTTCATGTCCTGAAAAGAGTACGAACAAACCATTACTGATCTGGGATGGTACACAAAGTAACTAGCCAAGTCGTTTACCTCTGGTCGAGGTTTACGTTTTACTGGTTCTTCAACCTTTGCTTTTTCGTTTACGTCTGCGCCAAGAATCATATCCTCTACCTTATCACGAGGGCCATCGGCCTTCTTTAGGGTTTTATTACTATTACTCTCTATTATTACTATTTCTCTAGAGATCAGCGCTTTTGTTACTTGTGCTGGTGTTATGTTCATTTTGATAGGGTCATGGGTGACCCTATCAGGGGTAGTAGGTAGGGTCATGGGTGACCCTATTGAGGGTGTTGTGTTGGTGGTTGATAGGGTCATAAGTGACCCTATTGCTGGTTGTGTGTAGTTAATAATGTAAGTGTTTGGTTTTGGTTTTTGTCGTAATTTTGTTGTGATTATTTGTTGCTCTGAGAGCCATTTGAGTGATCGTTTTACAGTTTCTTTTGAAGTGTATGATGCATCAGCAATCTCTTGAATAGACGCCGAAACAGATTTGTTATGGATGTGCATCATTGAAACAAGGCATGTTAAAACCTGCAGATCGCGTGGTTGACCATGCTTAAAAATGAGGGGCACTGCCCACTCAGGGACTGCTAAAAAGCGTCCACCAAAAACGTTACTGGTTCCCATTGGACTAGTGATCATAGCCCACTCAAGTCACCTCCACAACCCCTCTTCAAAAATGATACGATTTGTGGTGGCAAATAACAAGGAGTTTTTATGAAAGATTTAGCCAAGTCGCTCAAAGTGTTAGTGTCTGACGTAGTTACATTCTACTTTATGGCACATGGGTATCACTGGAATGTGGAGGGTCAGGACTTCAGCCAGTACCATTCATTGTTCTCGGAGATTTACGAAGATGCATACGGGTCAATTGACCCAATTGCTGAAAACATTCGTAAGTTGGATGATTATGCTCCCTTTAGTCTTCAAAAATTCCTTGATCTAAGAACTATTGATTTTAAAGATGTTCAACCTAATCCTAAGGCAATGGCCAAGTCATTGCTAACAGCAAATGATTCTTTGCTTGTATCTCTTAAAGATACCTTTGAAGCAGCTATGAAGGCCGACGAACAAGGTATTGCTAACTTCTTGTCAGAGCGTATTGACATGCACCAAAAATGGGCTTGGCAACTTCGAGCCTCAACCAAGTAAGGAGCCAACATGGCAGAAAAAAAGAAAGCCCCAGCTAAAAAGACAGCCGCTTGGTCTCGTGCTGAAGGAAAGGACCCCAAAGGTGGTCTTAACGAAAAAGGACGCAAGTCCTATGAACGTGAGAACCCTGGTAGTGACCTTAAGCCTCCGGTAAAGAAAGAACAGGCCGCTAAGTCTGAGAAGTCAGCAGCGCGTCGTGATTCTTTCTGTGCGCGTATGGAAGGCATGAAGAAAAAGAACACTTCATCAAAAACAGCCAACGACCCTGACTCCCGTATTAACAAGTCCTTGCGGGCTTGGGATTGCTGAAGGGAGGTAAGTAGTATGTGCACAGCATGTGGATGTGGTCTTAAGGACAAGAAGGACCCCGGCTATGGTAAGGGTCCTGCAAAGAAGAAAGCAGCACCAGCCAAGAAGGCAGCCCCTAAGAAAAAGTGAACTCATTAATTTAGTAGTAGTTACTACTGAATAACAAAAGGCCCCCGCAAGGGGGCCGTTTGCTTGGTTTGGGAACCGTATGTAAAGGACAATATTACTCGTCCGATTGACTATCTACAACCAAATTCATAATCTTTTTCAAAAGATCTTTATTTACTCCAAAGCCAAGTTCAGTCCCGTCATTAAACAATAACAGGATTGATCCAATTTCAATATCTTCTTTGACCTTGGTTGAACCAGTCAAAGCGTCAATTGCTTCCTCCTTGTTCTTTACCAGGAACCCAGCATTAGCTGCCATTCTTTTTACTGATGCAGCTGGCATAATTTCAAGAGTTTCTCTATCAAAGCTAGTTACATCTAAATCAAGAACCTTGTCCAGATGATCTTCCATTTCAGATGCCTCTGTCACTGACAGGATTACTTCACTTTGTTCTGGTAGGTCAACCACAATAGGACACAACCCATTAGTAAGCTCTAATGATTCAAGACCACGGTTAATTGTACTGTTGGCAAGATTAAGTGAACGCTCAGGATTGGTTTCATCCCACATGATAAGTGCAATACCAGGTTTGCAGTCAACCAAAAGGTCAATCACTGTAGAGTCTACATCTTCTACTAGGGTCACATTTAAAGCATGGTTGCTCAATGCTTTTGGAAGTGGTCGTCCTTCCGAAGAAGCAACTACCTCATAGTCACTTTCATTATCAAGCATCCAGTCATAAACGCATTCCATTGATGGGGAAATTGTTTTTGAACCATACCAGGGGATCACAAAAGCGTGTTTTGCAATATCATTAAGTGAAGCGTTAATTACTTCTTTTGGAACACTAGCCCCGCCAAGAATTCCGTATGTATTTGTCTTTGCCATAACACTCCTATCGAAGACTCTTGCGGTGTGCAGCATCTCCACTAAGAGTCAAAAGGCGGAGCGCTGAATGCACTGTACCAGATAAAGCTGCTATTGCAGCACCGGCTACAATAATATTATCAACATCAATAACTAGGCACGCTAAATAAGATAGGGCTATTGAAGCCAATATTTTGACCCATGGCATTGCCTCTTTTGGAAGCAGCGAGTCAATAAGTTGTAGCACTTTATATACAGCTAATGAAGCTATTAATAAGTTCATGTGTCTCCTGGTATCACGTCGTACGTAACAGCATACTTGTAGGTGGGTGTTTTTGAAATTACATTACTAGTGTTTTTGTAGTAACCATTACTATACAGCGTTCCAGATGTTAAGAGCTCTGGGACTGGCAAGATACTTTGAAGGAATCTAGAAACTACTTGTTGTGTCTTTTTCCAGTTTGTACTGTATACAGAGTATGAATTATCTTTTTCTCCAAGCCATCGATAATCTGAAATGCTTCCAGTACTTAAGCCACTTAATAACCAACCACCTTCAACGGTATTTCCATCAAAGTAGGTTCCAATGTAGTCTCGCTCCAAAAGCGTGTAAGCAAAATCATTATAAGAAATGCTTTGTCCTTGAAAAACATTATAATATTCAATAGATAAAGTTAACTGTCTATAACTAGTAACAGTGCTAGGTATTTCTAATCTCCAATATTTTGTTGAACCAAATACCTGAGGGGTAACATCAGTTACAATTTCCCGCCCTACCGCCGTACCACCTGATGAATAAGCAACACCCGCGGTAAAATAAATAAAATAGAATTGTGTTGGACTGGAAGCAACAACCTGTGATGTGTGATCATAATCACTTGGTGTTACCCCAGTTACTGCAACAGTCTGTCCAGTAACAAAACCGTGAGGTGTTGTTGTGTTGTAAGTTGTTGTACCATAGAATGAAGAGTAAGAAGCACTGGATATACTGATTTCTGGTGGATTAGCGGCACCACCAGCTGTCCAAAAGGAAACGGATTTAATAGCTCCCTGAACATCTTTTACCCCAGATACAGCACCAGGAACATTTATTGAAAAGTAAAAAGTTTCTCCACCAGTCGCATTTACATAACTGTATGATTTATAGGCTTTACCAGATGTTGAAAACGTTCCCGGGCTGTTGCCTTGTGCAATTGTTTTAAAACTTGTAGTACTCAGCACAATTACGGATTGTTTAGATTTATTGTATCCGCTTGGGCTTACTCCAGTAATATCAACTAAATCACCATTAGTAAAGTTATGGGGAGTAGTAGTTGTATAAGTAAACGTTCCAGAAGATGCCGAGGAATACACAGCATTACTGACTGCATAAGTAATACCACCTGTTTCAAGTATAGAAGTACCAGTAGTCCCTTCTGGTGAAAAATTAAGCCAACTTTGAGTTGTAGGTGTTGCGGAAGTTAGAACAGTACTTGGGGTGCCTCCATCTAGTGGAGGAGTTGTAAAAGCTGAAGTGCTAGCGTTCCCATTATCGTAAACAACCCCACCATAACTACTGGAGGGGTATCCTCCATCAATACCAGCGGCAACCCCATTAACAAACCGTGGATCTTTAAGTAAATTTACTCTCTCAGAGTAAACTTTTATAGTTTTGTTAGTTGAGTTAACCTCAACATTAGCACCACATATTGCCTCTAGATACTTTTCAATGGAACTTGGTGAACCGTTATTGCGTCTTGTAGTGCTCACTACCTTTAGTAATTCTCGTAATCTCTGTGATCCCAAATCATTAGTTGTTACGGGTACACCCATATCTTGAGCCAAAAAATTAAGAGTTTCTTCGTTGCCTACAAAAGGATCTTTCATAGCCATACTAAAATCTAGTGTTGTACGAACTTTGTCGACTTCCCAACCAAATATTGATAGGTACTTTTTAAGATCCCCGGTATTATTCTCATCCTGATTTTGGTAGTACACAGGAATTTTTGAATATAAATCCTCAGTAGAACCATAGTCATTTGGGATTAATACCTCTAACTTTGCAACCTGTTCGTAGTAGTCATCACCACTAGTTGATAGGTACCTAATAAACATTGTGTAATATGCCCAATCATCAGCAATACCCACATGTCTAAATTCCCCAATAGTTCTTGTATCCACTATTCTTGTTCCCTCAGCAATAGTGTCTGGGCATCCAGTTGATGAGTACACAATATGCACAGAATAGGGCTTTGGAAGAGATGTAGCATCATACAATGTAAGCCCCCAACTAAGTACTACTGATTGGTAGTCATACGCATATGCTTCAAAAAATGCAGCGTTAGATAGTTTTCCACCTGCAGTTATCTGTGTATCAAGAATTGGGGCTATCTGTACATCGTCACCTTTAATATATGTAGCAGAAGCACCGTGAGTAGACGCACCAAATGTAGCTGTATCATACTGCACATACGAACCACCAAATGACTGGGTGTCTCTTAGTATAAAAGATTTACGTGTCATGTTTTTACTACACGCTCATTCCTGAAAGCATAGTTACCCCTATATTTCCTTTTCTTAAAACACTAGCTGGGTCTAAGGTAGTAACTATGTTCCCAGAAGCAGCAGCAGAACTTCTCATTTCAAATGCAGTTATATCTATGTAGTCTATCCCATCCAATGCCATTACAGTTTTGTATACTTCTGACTTTCTAAGTTGTTTACCAAAATCAGTATTATCAAAATCTAGCAAACCATTAATTGCGTTTTTTACATTTGTTTCAACCCAACTTCTCACAAAACCATCAGACACAGTAACAGTTATGTCTATATCTAATCTAACTACAGGGATTGAAGATACTGCAACTGGGGTGACACCTAACATAGATCTTGGGGTTACAAACGATAATATTGAAGTTCTTAAAGCAGCAGGAACAGCTATTGAGTACCCAGTCATTGTTAAGAAATCGCTAGTGTATGGAAGTGCATAAAGGTTTACTGATGCGTTTGCACCTGACGTTGGGGTGTACGTTGCAACAGCTTTATAAACCCCATTAACCGATTTAGTAAGATCAGCGTAATCAACAAGAGTTACGGCCCTATCCTGTGTACGCATGTACGAAACAATATTGGTTTTAAGAGTTTCTGCGGTTTCTCCGTTACTACCACCAGTAGCCGAAGTTGAGCCGTTTATTGTAATGTACGAAGGAGTGCTACTAACAAAACTATTTATTAAATTACTACCAATGTTTCCATTTACTCCAGAACTTCTAGTGTAGTTAATTGTAATAGTTGACCCGGATGGAGGAATAAAACCATTTGTACGGTTACCAAAAGTAACACGTACATCACCAGACGCAGCCAAAGAAACAACAAACCCTCTAGCATTTTTAGGGATTTCCTGCACAGATGCGTACCTTAACCATAAGGTTTTAACGCCATCCTCAGTCACGTACACCGAAGTTGTTTTCATATCTGCGTCTGAATACCCAATAAGGTACGACTGGTTTGGGGCCCCACTTGCTGAAGTAGACAGTACTTCATCAACAATCTTAGTTCCTTCAAAAAGGTTAACCGCAGCACTAACACTTGGCCCAACTGTAGCATCATCTATATTATAAAAATAATAAATTTTATTGTCTGATACTGCAGAAAACTTAGTTCCTGCGGGAATGCTATATGTACTGGCAGAAGAGCTATTTGATATGTAAACAGTTGCCATTGCTGAAGCCCTACCACTAGGTACATACCCAAACATATTTGCGTACGCAACAAGGCTTTCTCTTTGTGTAGCAGTACTTATGAAAGATTCACGCCCAGCTCTATCCACATAATAATGTAGGATGTCCCCCATATAAGACCATAAGTCCACAAATAACATACCAAAGTCAGAAGGATCACGGTCGGTCCATTCTGGGGACACTTTATTTGCCCTAGTCAATAGGTCTTGACGGATGGTTGAGTATGTCCTACTTGCGTAGTTAAATGTTTGTTCAGTTGCCATTTTTCACCTTACACAATCGTATCTTCAGTAATTAAACCAGGAACAGCTATCTTTATATTGCTTCTTTGTACAACGCCCAGAGGGAGACGGTATGTAACGTACACGTTAAGTGTAGGATCAGAGTTTGTTATAGATGAGGCATCAAACCACATATCTAGTATAGTCGCATTTTTTATACCATCTTCAAGATCCATTAAAGCATCAATCTTAGCGTCAATTAACATTAGGTCATCTGGGATCTCATTAATTAAGGATGCAACTGTACTGCCATAACTAGGGTTTAGGATTCTTTCTAGTTTTTGTGTATTTAATACATTCTCTATTTTTTGGTTTATAACAGTAGAAACATCTTTAGTTGCTGATACTTTTCCACCAACAAAAGTGAAGGGTGTTTTAATTGCTTTCATAGAATCCTCCTAATTACGCTGTTCTACCATTGATATTGCTTACTAAATAAACTCTATTAAAGTTTTCTCCCTCAACAGCAACTAGAACTTGGTCACCTTCAGAAGGTGGCCAATCTGCACCAACGTTGGTTGGTCTGTACACAGATATAGTTTCATTTGCTCCAAGTATTGAAGGTATTTTTACGTAAACCTCTTGGTCTAGTGACCTAACTACAAGGGCTCTATGAAGAGTTATGTCTGAACTAGGCATATTCTACCGACCTCATTGTGGGTGTTACCCATTTACCATCCATAAGTTTAGCCTCCAGTGGTGTAGAAAAAGCGGTTACTTTAGAAGCACTCGGTAACTCTTCAAATTTAGTGTCTTTTGATATAACTAAGTCTGTAACATAGTTTGCCGATTTAACAGAATGCTTAACCTCAGTGATATACCACACACCATCAAACTCAGAGGAGTACCCACGCAAGTCTATAATGCCTCCTGGCACAGCACCAGCTCCATACATAACTTTCATGTTTGCATTGTATATAGGACTATACTTATCTTGAGAATCTACTATTCTTAAACCCTCTTCTAAAGATGCCGCAGAATAATAAAGAGGTTTTTTAAAAAGGTTAGTTAAAGAACTTACCCCTGGAGTAAACTCAGTTCCATCAGAAGTAACCGTGTGTACACTGCTTTGGTTATCCAATACAGTAATAACAGACTTACTAGCATTAGCACTCGAGGATATACGACCAAGTGTTGCTTCAAAATTTAAAACAGAAAATGGTTGGTTAGACTGAAGTTTATTACTGGTTAGGGCTCTATGGTAAGAAGGGAATCTTCCAAATGCTTTTAACCTATCCCAAATGTGTATGTGAGTTCCATGTACATTAAAAGAATACCCAAAAGTTTTGCACACTTTGTTTAAAAATGCCCAATCGCTTTCCATAGATTGCACTAGTCTTACTGGCCTATACGAATCTTTTGGGTAGTCAATACTAAAACGATGACGATTAGCTATCTCAGTTACAACATTTTCCAAAGTAGGATAATCCCAAACTTTTGAGTTTATTTCTTTCATGACATATGATGCCCCAAGACAATACAACCTAGCTAATTGTATAGGGCTATCATTAACTAGCCCATCTCTGTTATGTGTAACAGGTTCAGTGTACGAAACATACCCATTAAACGTCTGACTTCTACCAGGCGAAGACCCAACAGAAAACTGAACTGGAGAACCAATGTAGTCTGTTAACGCCAATGGGGGGATACCAGCCATAGTAACTACTAGAATATCATGTTTGTTTTCTGACAAAGTTAGTTCGTATTCTGTTAAAGAACTATACATAACTGGAGATCCAAAAAGAACAAAGGTGCAATCTCCAGCAAGAGAATTTGAAGAGGCTGTTATCATGTGGGTATCCGTAAGGAGGTACCAACAGGTATACGATCAGGCCATTGTACTTGTGGATTAATATCTGCAATTTCCCAGTATCTGGTTTGGTCATTTAGGAAGCGTATACTGAGTGACATAAACGTATCCCCCTGTTGAGATGTATACGCAACATATTGACTACTAGCGAATCTTGTCCTAGAGGCAGTCTGACCAGAAGCATCCAGGCTATATCTGTCTGTTGATAGGTACTGAGTTTTCATGATACCGTTCCAATTGGTCCATACAAAAGACCTTGTGCAGATGGGTAAACTTGTCTAGCTGATGCTACATATTTGGTAGTTGATCCTTGTAACACATCAGCCACTCTAGTGGTAACTAATGAAAACGGAACAGTTCCAGCATTAGCTACAGTTAGTACTTTTATTTCTAAAGCTGTTTCAGTAACTACCACAAAGTATCTATTATTTAAATCATGTACAGTTCTAGCTACTGATAACAATGAGTCCGGTAGTGCACTATAAGTTCCCGCTGGAAAGGTACTGGAACCATAAGTAACATTAGTCCCATCAATAGCACTATCCCATCTTGGGTTAGTGTTTTCTTGAGAAGAACCAGGGGTAGCACGATATAATTTTGTTAATTGTGCTGTGTCATTAACTTTTTGAGTAGAAGTACCAGTTAAACCACTCACATACGTAGTAATAGAACTAACTACAGAACTAAAAGCAGAAACATTAGAACTGTTAGTAGTTGCTGGGGTAATAGGGTTGGCAGCTTGATTAGAATCATTAAAAAAGTTGTCATTAGGAGAGCTTGCAGATAGCAAGAAATCATGGGGACCATCTGCAAAATCTTCCCATGCTTCCTTACTAGCAATGTCGGCCCCAACAAAGTAATTACCAAGTAGCTTCACTCCTGTTGGGTAATCATTTGTACCTGGGTAAGCACCAGGCGTTACACCAAGTTTGTTTACTTTAAAAGCAGTAGCTGCTGCACTTGTAGAAAATGGTCCGTATATTCTTGCACCTATATTTATTTTGATATTTGGTGTTTCTTTGTCGTACTCTTCAAACACTTTTTTAGATATTTCATCTTTTTCTGCTTTACTACTAACAAGTGTAACTGTCAAACCCGGCATAAAGTTTGGGGTGGTAGTTGGGCTAACATAAGATATACGATATGAAGGGTCATACTCTAATGTGGGGTCTTTTACAAGAGTAGATTCATTTACAATGTAAGGACGTCTATACCAAAAGTTTTTAGTTCCATAAAGCCATATTGGTTGGTAAATAAGACCTGAGTCAGCTTTGTTACTACCTTCTTTGTTACTACCAGTACTTAATGCCCATTCTGAAGTTGCTTCAGAGATATCACTAAGAATTCTTTTGTCACTGCTATACCCAACATTTATTGCTGTTAAATTTTTAGCAAGAATTTTTGTAATCTCAAAATTTGAAGAATCTGCAAGCTGCTGTCCATCCGTGTTTGCGGCAGCAGTATCTGCAAGCTGTTGAGAAATAAATGTTTTGTTTTTTGCAAAGCCAATATAAACTGCTTGCATTTGTAAAAACACTTTGCATTGTATTGGAATCATTTTTGCACTAAACTTTGTAAATAAAACTCGGGTGTTCATCACAAACCCATCAACCATAAACATTGGAGAAAATATAACTCGACATGGTTGTGGTATTAGAAAAGCGGAGTTTCCAACATTTATATTAGACATAAAACTCAAATTTGTTGAAGCAGTACTAGATGGGTCATTTATGTCGTTTATAAAATCTGCTAAACTTTGCGAGTTACTATCTACTGTAATATCATCACCTTCGCCAGTGGTCACACCATTATATCTAGTTGTACCATCACTTGAATCTACTTGGATGTTTAACTCAGAGTAGTTTTTACTTGCGTAGTACGCAATGTCTGATCTAGTTTTATCTTCTTGAGCTTTCATTAACTCTGCGCTTAACCCTTGCCCAATTATTGAATACAATACTCTTAAGTCATGAAAAACACCTACAGTTTGGGGTGAATCCTGATCAGGTACTTGTGAGTTACCTTCTTTAGTAAATAGAGAAACAGCACTATTAACTTCTGTAGTTCTATCAAAAATTAATTCAAAAGCAAACGAAGCGTTTCCAGCCATAGGCTGGGTAAGTTGCTTAGGGTCTTGAAGTATTGGTAAGTACATATCCTTACGTGCTTCAATCATATGCTCAATATCCTGAGGGTTAAATTGGAACCTACAGCGCATGTTTGGGAACATTGCTCGACCTTCACCTTGGTCAGTTATGAGGTTTCGTATAAATCCACGGGTCAATCTTGTTGTGTGGTTAGTAGTATCAAAGGTACTATCAACACTTACAGAACCTGTGCGTACAAGGTTTGGATTAAAAGCAAAGTCTTTGTTAATTACATCATTTTTTTTATCACCAGCACCTCTAGCAGTACCCGGTGAAGTTTGATCTAGAAAATCATATAAATCAGGGTAATTTTTATACGAGGCCATTACATACTCCTAATTTTATTAATGTTGGTTTCTTGCTCTATTAACTTAGCTATGCGCTTAGCCATTGTTCTTAAATCATATTCACTCACTGAACCACCAGACCCAGATGAGGTCATGTTTATAACTGGGGCAATCGTGATAGTACTACCTTCATGTACAGTAGTTCCTCCAAGAGACCCCACTCCTGATGTGATCATAGGAGCAGAAGGGATGTTCATAGGAGATACTTCTGGCTGTGGGTCACCTGTTACAGCAGTTCCTCCAAAGTAATTCCCATAGTTACGGTATAACCCTTGAATGTCTTTGTTTTTTATTGCGGTGTTATACTCATTAACAACACTATCAATAACTGCCATCAAACCCTTGCTAGAAGCACCGGTGCTTCTACTAGCTACTGACTTAAAATCGGCAATAGTGGGGTTTGGTTGCATCATAACTTTCATTAAACCCACTTGATGCTTTGTTAAGTGGTGCGCAGTGTAGTTAAGCCCTTCTTCAAGAGTATCAAAGTTTTGAACAGGGTAATTACCATTTTGGTTGTAGTTAGTTTCAGATCTATCAAGCCCAGCAAGAGTACGACGATTGTTACCAGATACTACGTTGAAGGGGTTGTACATACCTCCTCCACCTTCTTTTTTAGTCCAGGCTCTAAGCCACATTAACTTTTCTGGTGTTATGTTTGTTCCAAATTTCTTTAAAAGTTTTTCTGAGAAGTCACTAGTGTCCACACCAAACCCAGGGTTAAAGTTCTGTGCCCAGGTAACACCCCGACCTCTAACATTTTTTGATGCTTCCTCTAAACTTAGTCCTGTTTCTCCTAAGAACTTTTGTACATTCATGTTTTTAGTCCAAGCAAGTTGAACGTGGTGGTCCTCACCTTCACCAGTAGTAAGACCAAACCTATACAAGTTCTGCTTAACCCATGCTTTAACTTTGGGGTCAGATAGGTCTAAGTCAGCCGCCATACCAATTTCGTGAAGAGATTCACCAGGAGCAGCAGCAGGTGGGTTGCGATCACCTGGTTTTTTCTTATATTTTTTACCGTTCCAATTTACTACTTTTCGTGTTTTACCATCATATGCATCTACAAAGGTAGCTTTACCATCAAGGACTTCTGTGTAACGATCAGTAAACATTTTAGCTTGTTGATAAAAGTCTCTGCGTCCACCACCTGGGCTTAACTTCAAGTCTAATCCAGCTTCTTCCATAGCTTTTGTTGCCATGTTTTCAACCGAGGTTTTAAGACCAGGGTTTAAGTTTTCACTTGCAAACTTGTTTGTGGTAGCCATTTTAGTTTCTCTTTGATGACTACTTACTGTACCTTCTATAACAAAACTTCCTGGGGTGTAACCTTCAGGAAAAAAGAACTCTTTACCTTGTGGGACAGCTGGGTCAGTAGCAAGAGGGTTAGAGGGGGTGACATTTGGGTTACTTTTACCAGCTATTGAAGGGGTTGTACTAGCAAACCCATAGAACCCAGACTTTCTAGAAAAGGGGCTTGACTCGTCTAGAACAGGGTCACCAGCTAACGCCATTCCACCAGCCATCATTCCAAAACCAAGTGGTGCTCCGACACCAGATGCCACCAAAGCTGCTCCTCCTAGACCTAACACACCCCCAAGTAACTTCTGACCAATACGACTACCGGTTCTTGCACCAATAATGTCTTTAAGTGCATGCTCAAACTTTCCTAGTGCATCAGTTACACGTTGTGTTTGACGCTCTAGTTTAGCGTAAGAGCCAGCTTGATCTCTGTAGAACTGCTCATCCCTTTTTCCACGTTTGCGTTCAGTCTCTTCTGCTTCCATAGCAAAAGTGTCATCAATACCCATGCGTTTACGATCTTCTTCTTTTGTTGGATCGTACATCCCTTTGCCACCCTTACCCTTAAAGGCAACATTAGATTGAGCGTACTGGATTACTTGATCTTGTAAGTCCCCAGAAACACCCATAGAAGATAGTGTTGCTCTAGTAACAGATCCAGGAGCTGAGGCGGTTTTTGCAAGACCTGGATCATTTAACCCAGCTTTTCTAGCAATATTTTGGATGATATCTTTAGTGCTATTCTGTTTTCCGCCTGGACCAATAAGGCTCATACCAGTCATCATAAACATCTTGTTTACTGTTTCCGGAGCAGCAAGGTTTTCGATAATACTGGATGCGCCTTCTGCTCCCATAGAGAAGCCACTAATAGTTCTCATCATCTCAACACTTGATGCCTGTTGGGCAGCATTGATGCCTGTACGGGCCTGTAGTGACATCAATTGGTTAATACCATTAGTACCAAGCTTATAGTCAGTTAAAGGCATTCTAAGGTTGTTCATTACCTGACCTTGGCTCATGCCTGTTAACTGCTGCATCTGGAGAGTAGACCTATCCGCATTAAGGGCGTAATCTCTTCCGGCCTCTACACGATTATCAATAGCTTGAATTCCTACTTTTGCTAGGGTACCAGCCATACTTGCAAAGTTACCAGCTTTTGAAAAACCACCACCAAATAGTTGCTGGCTTCCACCTATAGCCCCACTGCCACCTTTAAAGCTTTCATAGCCAGGGGCAGAAGTAACACCCCCTGCTATTCTTTGAAAGAACCCTCCACCACCACCACCACTAACACCACCGCCTTGATTTTGTGCCAAGGCGTTTTGTCCCGATAAGGCAGCGGATACAGCGTCAGGAGCAGGCTGAATATTAGGGGATTTACCAGGATTGGTACCTACAGTTTTAGTACCAGCTGCTTGAGTAGTTGAGCCACTAGAGTATTGA